GTCATTGATTGAGACCAAAGAGACATTGTCTGCTAACGTGTTGAACAACGCCTTCACAGGTGGTGCTACAGCAGGTGGCGACGGCGTTGCTTTGATCAGCACAGCTCACCCTATCGTCAGTGGTACATTCAGCAACCAATTGGCTACAGCCGCCAATCTGTCTCAGACATCTTTAGAACAGACGTTGATCCAGATTCGTCAAGCTGTGGACAACAACGGTAAGAAGATTCGCCTTGTGCCCCGCCAATTGGTGGTCGCCCCCGGCAACGTCTTCCAAGCTGAAGTTCTCCTGAAATCAGTGTTGCGTTCAGGTAATGCAAACAACGACATCAACCCTGTCAAGTCCATTGGTTTGTTGGATGAAGGCGCGGCTGTGTTGTCACGTTTGACCAACGCTTCAGCATTCTTTGTGCAAACCGACGCTCCTGAAGGCATGAAGCTTTTGATGCGTCGCAAGCTTGAGAAGACCATGGAAGGCGACTTCGAGACTGACTCTATGCGCTACAAAGCGACAGAGCGTTACGACGTTGGCTTTACTGATCCTCGTGCCATGTACGGCACACCCGGCGTCTAAACACCGCCAAGGGGGTTGGGATAACACCCAGCCCCTTATTTTTTAATGTTTGGTCAAACTTTTCAAGGAGCAGACCATGCCCCAATTTTCAGATGATCTTTTTCTAGGCTCCGCCATTACCTATCAAGGTGGTGATGCCTATCCTGCTGTTGCAACTTTTACTGGTTCAATTACCACCACTGTGCTTACTGTGACGGCTATGCTGTCTGGTGATCCAATTACTGTTGGTATGTTTATTGACAGTTCAACGTCACTCACCAATGGAACTTACATTACCGCTTTTGGTACAGGTTCTGGCGGTACAGGTACTTACACAGTAAGCGCCTCACAAACTGTAGCAAGCGCCACAATTATTGGTTCTGGTAATGCTTTGTTGCAAAACCCATCCCCAATGAACGTCGGGGTTGGCCCTCTCGGTCGCCTATACGTTTGGGACGCTGTACCACAGGCTAAATTAACGACCAACATCGTTGCCGCTGTCATCACAACTGCTACCACGCTCACGCTTGCCGCAGGTGCTGGTGTTACATCCGCTACGCTTACAGGCGGTGTAACAGGTCTGCAACTTGACTGCCCTCGTGCTGTGTCTACTACCACAGGTGCTGGTACTCCAACTTCTGTCAACATTACTGTTTCTGGTTACGACTACTACGGTCAAGCCATGAGCGAAGTGATTGCGACAGGTACGGTGGCATCGACAACTGTCAGTGGTAAAAAAGCCTTCTATCAAATCTCTAGTGTCACTGCTTCTGGTGGAAGCGTCGTAACCGTTGCGGTAGGTACAACCGACATCTTGGGTGCACCATTGCGCATCACTGATCGAGGATACGTTACCCGCGCTGGTTGGGACAATACTTTGGCTGAAGATGCTGGCACCCTAACTGTTGCCGCTACCGCTACAGCAACTACCACAACTGGAGATGTGCGCGGAACGTACACTCCTTCCTCGGCGGCAGACGGTATCAAGCGCCTTGTAATGGGAATAGCCCTGCCAGCAATTGCGGCAGGCCCGAATGCAACTCGTGTTGGCGCTCTTGGCGTCACACAAGCATAAGGAGAGCGACATGGGACAATTTAAACCAATGGTGAAGATGGAGACCACTGAGCCTTCAGTCATACTGAAACTCAAAAAGGGCGGATCCGTTAGTAAAGCTATGGGCGGCATGATGGGTGCGCCCATGGATGCAACTATGGCTTCTTCAATGCCTGCACGCGGTGGCATGATGCCCGTTGCTCGTCCTAAGAAACCTTCTATGGCAATGCGTCGTGCCGCTATGGCTGGCGCTACCATGAAGGAAGGCGGCGAGTCAGACACTGCTCAAGACAAAGCCATGATCAAGAAAGCTTTTAAACAGCACGATATGCAAGAGCATAAGGGCGGTAAAGGCACGGACTTGAAGCTGAAAAAAGGCGGCATGAAAAAAGGCGGCATGGCTACTGGTGGTGTTGTTAATGGTCAAGGTGGCTATGCCACTGGCGGCGTAGTTAACGGCAATGGCGGCGGTTACAAACACGGCGGCATGGCTATGGTTAAAAAGAACGGGAAAATGGTTCCTGACTTTGTAGCTGATGGCAAAGGCAAGATGAAAAAGGGCGGGAAAGCCATGATGGGTGGTGGTGCAATGCATATGATGCCTGATGGCACTATGATGAATAACACCGCCATGAAAAAGGGCGGAAAAGCCATGGCTACTGGCGGTGTTGCATTGGGTAACGCTGGTGGTTACAAAAAAGGTGGTGCCTCAAAAAAGCACTACGCGACGGGGGGAACTGTTAATTCAGGCAAACCCGTCGCGATGCCACAAGGCGATAAAAAGCCATCCGCTCCTGTCAGCACTAACCGTATATCTGGCACCTTTAAAACAGGTGGCAGTGTAACGCCAGCCCAAAAGAAAGAGCAATCTGCCTACAAGGGTGAGAATGCTACTGCGATGAAGCAAGCGAAAGCCCAGAGCAACGAGAAGTATCAATCTGGCGGAGCGGCAACAACTGACCTGTCAAAAGGCGCTTACGACAAATCAATCGGCCCATCTGAGGAAGACATGGACATGGCTAAAACCATCCGTAGCATCCCCAGCAAGCTGTACGAGGGTGCTAAGAGCCTGTTTACTAACAAGGATAAGCCTTCTGGCTCTGTCACCAAGACTGAAAAGTCCGTGACTGTTACCCCTGCTAGAAAACGTGGTGGTGCAGTAAATTGCTAAACTTAAGTGGGGGCTTCGGCTCCCGCTTTTAATTGGAGAGAAATATGGCTGATTCAGTTACGAGCCAAACGCTCATTGATGGTGAGCGCACGGTCATCATGAAATTTACAAACATCAGTGACGGCACTGGTGAGTCTGCTGTTACAAAAGTCAATGTTTCCCTGCTTACGCCAAGCGCATCGGGTTTAGCTTGTACTAGGGTAACGGTAAACAAGATCTACATTTCGTGCCATGGCATGGAAGTTAGAATGTATTGGGACGCCTCGACGGATGTGCCGTTCTTTCTGTCCTCGCCTACTGCTACGCAGACGCTAGATATGACAGGCTTTGGCGGTATTACCAATAACGGTGGCACAGGTGTGAATGGCAATATTGTGTTTAGCACGGCTGATGCCTCTGCGGGTGACACTTATTGGTGCATTCTTGAAATGGTTAAGGGGTACTCATAATGCCAAGCAAATCATCTTCTCAACACAATTTGATGGAGGCGGTCGCACATAACCCTGCGTTCGCTAAAAAGGTTGGTATCTCTCAAAAAGTTGGCAAAGAGTTTGCCAAGGCTGATGAAGCAAAGAAAATGAAAGGCGGCGGCTTGTATGAAAATATCAATGCAAAACGTAAAAGAATCGCTAACGGCTCTGACGAAAAGATGCGCCGAGTGGGTAGCAAAGGTGCGCCAACGGCTCAAGCCTTCAAGCAATCCGCCAGAACAGCCAAAGTAAAATGAGCAAAAAGAACGTAAGTCTTGCAATCGGTCGCGGTGAGAAGCTCCCTGCCAAGCAAGGTGCTGGACTTACAGCCAAAGGTCGCGCTAAGTACAACCGCGAGACTGGTTCAAATTTAAAGGCTCCACAACCCCAAGGGGGGTCGCGCAGAGACTCGTTTTGCGCGAGAATGGAGCCTGTAGCAGAAAAGAGTGAGAAGGGCAGTAGAGCGAGGGCTTCGATGCAACGCTGGAACTGCCCTAACTGGTAGGAAACACAATGGCGTACTCGGATACATTCGGTCAGACAGTTAACGTCCAAACCTTGATCGATCATGGTGCGAGACGTGCAGGCAAATTAGCCGAAGAGTTGACCTCTGAGCAACTTGTGTCCGCTCGTCAGTCCTTGAGCTTCCTTCTTCAAAACCTGATCAACATTGGGATCCAGTATTTTGCAATTGATAAGACCGTCATAGGCGTCTCTGCAAACAATTATGTGTACACCCTACCCGCAGGTGCAAACGACGCTCTAAACGTGCTCTATCGCACCATGAGCCGCCCTAGCGCAAGCTACTCATCGTCCGCGGGTGGTACGGTTGGCAACGTGGGTGACAACGACGTAGACACGTTCTGCCAACAGACCAGCGCAAACGGCAACATTTCAGCCAATTTTGGAACAAACCAAGAGATTTATGCTGGCTCAATTGGCATTCTGCCGTACATAGCAGGGGGCGGAAGCGCAACTTGGACGCTGACGCTCGAGTACTCAACAAACAATAGCACTTGGACGACTTTAGAAAGCCTTGGCGCTGTAGCGGTAACGGATAACCAGTGGA